GAATCACTATTTTCCTCTTTTGGCGGGGCTTCGTCGTAAATATGAAAATCAATCAACCGAAATGATTTGACAATTGTCGGTTTCTTGGTTTTCAATTTCAACGGTCCGGTTACCGATCCGGTTACCGTGCCGACTGCACTGACTTGTTCGGCTGCATTGACCAGTTCCTTTGGCTGTGCTAGTGCTAGTTCCTTCGCCATCTTATTGATTTACACGTATTGTGTTTAGGTTATTTTGTTAGATTATCAACCAACAGAATAATTCGGTTTATTTCAATTTTATATACAATTTGTAACTGACCCAACCAAAATGTCTAAATGCATAAGTATTTCAGCTGTATTATGCGAGTAAACCTCGAACCCATTCTAACAATTCGGGTGCGGTTCGACCTCCACTATACATTTCAAACTTGCCGTTACGTATACTACCAATCGTGGGAAATCCTCGATACTCGAGTGGTTTTCCGTTCATATACGTTTTAGATACCATTGGCAGCTTTGTGTCGAGTTCCGCACTTTCGATTTCTTCAAATATAACGTGTTGTTTTACATTATTGTCGAGCGACTCTTTCATTAATTTCCATTCGGGTTCTAAGCGTTTGCAGTGCCCACACCATTCGGCATGTATTAAAACAATAACCGCCTTATTATTGCTGTCTTGGGGCGCAACGGGTCCGGTCTCTTGCATTTGCTCGACAGGTTCGCTACTGGGTCTGAATATATTACTCCACATCTTTTCGATTTGTTCTATTCTCGATTGTTTGTCGCCTTTTACTAATTTGGATGTAGATTTGGGTTTGGACTTGTGTGTTGATTTTTTTGTCGAATGTTTACGTTTTCGCGTACTGCCCTGGTTCTTATTTTTACCGGAGGTTCGCTTGCTACGAGTAGGTTTTTTACTCGGCATACTGATATAGTATTTACAGATATATTTTCTAAAGGCGTTCAAATATTTATATCAGTAAAAATATATACAGATGTCTATTTCCAAACGAATCTTTTTATTGTTTTTAATATTTACGTTTATATTGGGCCTTTATGTCACTATGTATTGGAACGTTGGCATAAATATGTCCACAAATGAACCCATGGGAAATAAAGATGATAGTTGTCCCGATTTGCTCATTCAAAAAGGAAATGCATTACTATTATACAATACAAATAAGCCCGAGGATGAAAATAACCCCATATCGTTCTTTAATTTAGACGAGTATATTAACTATTTAGAAATACAAAAGGGCAAGGGTAACTCGTGTCCGGTTATTTATTTGCAACAGGAAAATAATGCACAAGGGAATGACGTTTATCGTATGAGACCAAGTCCATTTGATAAGCAGGGTGGGTTACCCATCGAAAGTGCGGCCACGACGACTGCGGGGTCCAATGTTATTCAACGTGCAGATGCGAGCCGGGCTAATCTTCCGTATAACAAGGACCAGTATCCAGGGTTTGACCCCACCAGCCAATATATAGGACAATATACAAATATAGATGCAGTTCATGACTCGACCAATGCAAAGAAAATTAGCGACAACCCGATGGATTCAAAGTGGGCAGGAATTATATATACCCAACAAATGGTGGATTCCGGCAAATATGTTGACCGCGAGATTACAAAGCCTTCGTTCTTTAACCCGAAAGTGGCATTTTTTCCGTCCATCCCTTCTGTAATGCCTGGACCCAAGGATATCTTATAAATCGGTTACGGATGTTTGCATAATGATCGAAAAATGCGTAAAATTGAGACGAACTTAATGGCATATTCCAACTACATCTAAACAAACGAGTCAAATCGTTCATCAATCATGCAGCGTTTACAAAAGGCGATGCCGAAATATTACACATATAACAACCAAAAATATTCTATTTGTTTCCCATTAGAATGGGCAATAAATCATTTCGAACAAACCGGGCCAGACGAATGCGAGGGGTGCTTTGCATATGGATGTGATGATTCCATATTCAAACAGTATTGCATGGATTGCCAAGTATATGAATACATGGGTAGTCGGGTCACTGACGAATATTGTCACGCAGCATCGCGTCAGCCGACCCATCCAGCGGAAGTACATAATTATTTCTATACAAGTGACATAAGCGATATCAGCGACGGTGAAGATACGTGGACCGAGAACCACTATCTCGATGCAGACGGAAACGCTGAATACAAATCGTCGGTCAACTCGGCAATGAATGAAACCTTGACTGACGATGACGATATATATCCCGAGCCATATTCCAGGGTATTTGCAGGAGTCGCGCCAATATTAAATAAATACCCAGTAACAGTCAGCATTGATAGCGAGTGCATGTTAAATCTAGAAGAAAATTTAGGACAGTTGCATTACCCGCCGTTCTATCCACTAAAAAAAAGAAAGTGATTGTTACGCCGAGTCGTCGATATGTGGGACATCGGTTGTGGCCACAGCAGCGACTTCTGTAGATTTTGTATCCCCTTGTATCTTTTTTTTACCATCAAAAATTGGTATTCCAACAATCACTGTAATATTTGGAGGGACTTGAGTACGGTCTATAAATCGCGCAACGTCTTCTGCGATATACAGTGTATATGGAACATCGGCATTATTTACTGTGCATTTACTTGTCCATTTATCCAATTTAAGCACCTCGCATAGTCCTTTGATACGCCCTACCATCCCCAAGTGCGGAGTAGGCCGTTTTCCAGGTTTTCCATTGGTGTGTTTAATCCGCCATTCACATGACAGAGCGTTTTTATGATCTACAAATCCGGTGACCAATGCATATATCTCCCACCCTCCGCCGCGGCCATGTGTATATCTTGCACCGCCCACAATTTCTTCATTATGTTGGCGCAATCGCCGATACGGGTCATTCGTTGACCCGTTGTACGTTAGATGACTATATTGAGATTGTTTATTCCTCAATATGTAACAATACCATTGTTCGCGGTTCTCCATTACAGTATGCATATATACGGATTCTGTTATTTTGCGGCATTCGTGTTCATCAAATAAGACCTGATACTTTCGATGGATTTTTTGCTGATTTTGCGAACTTTTCCGTTTGTTTCTGTTGTCAGGTTCTCGATGCATGCCGGATTTTTTGCTAATTCTTCTATAAAATGAGTAAAGTGATTGAAATGTTTCATGATAGCAATCGCAGTGACCGAACTGATTCCCGGTATTTGACACAATATAATTTCGCCAATGTTTTCTGGAGTCACGTTCTCTTTTTTCACCTTTTTAACTACATGACAATAATCGGCGGCGGTTTGCAAAGGTTCTGTGATTACGCCGCCACTGTTTTCACCAGAATGTAAGGATTGTACAGGTTGGATGGTCGAATCATCGCCGGTTGTCTGCAGGTTCTCCGTTTTGATTGATTGGTCTGCATTTTGTACAACTTGTTCTCGGGAAGGAGGTGTAAAGTATTTCCGGAATGGGCGTGTTAAATAATAAGGAATCACCCCCTTCGAAAAATTTCGCTCGATTTTTTCGGCAAAATGCAACAACCATTCAGCGGATTCATGTACGGTGGAAGTGCGCTGTACACTAAATCCTTTAAAGAATTGCATAGTAGTGATTGCCGACATGATGATTTTTTTCTCTAGTGGCGCACGTAATTGGGCGAACATACCTTCCACTAAATAAAACACGGAATGGGGCGGAAATCCACTCGAGTGAAGTAGGCGATAAGATTGTTCTTCGTATCTTCCATCTTTGATTGATGCCAACAAATCTTGGAATGATTTACGTTCAATAAGGAGAACCTCTTTGTCGTCGTCGGTTTTTATCAGCACATCCCCTAAATTCAACACTTCTTTTGACAACTGTACACTGGTCGGAATGCGACTACTACGTATTAGTGATTCACATTTCTCAAATAACTCGGTTTCTCGTTCATCGATAATTACTTTCATTTTCCGGTTCTCAACAATATAATAATGTGACAGTTATTATTATATTGTTTCCATAATTGATGTTATGTTCGTTGTGTGAATATGTTTATACCAGCGAAGATTTAAAATGGTACGCACTAACGGTACGTTGGCGCGTCATTTCAAATCATTACTGGTATCTGGTCATTGAGTTATTAAAATGTCCCATTTTAATTCTTCAATGGTTTAAACATTATTGTAGTAACGTCCGTTGCTGGGGGTAACTCCAACGGGGCGCGAAGGTCTCACTGTGGTCGTCAACGGCATTTGCAATATGCTCAACCTTTGAGATGTATGTTCAAGAGCGACGGATGACGACGAACTGCGACCGACTAAATAAGGCAAACCAGCCTTTTTACTTCCACCTCCCTGAGCTTGGTTTGTAATGCTAGAAACAGATCCTGTACGTTTAGTTTGACTATAAACCATTCTTATAATATATACTAACTAAATATTTTATTCTATAACCGATAAATACTAAACGCAAACAATATAAATGTTACGAGTGTATATTATTATACAACTGTATTCATCTTATTTACAGAATAATATGAATATAGACGACGACATTCGAGTCGAGAAAAATCAAAACGGCGTGGATACATATATTTTCGATCCATACAACCCCCTAAATAAATTAATTACAAAAGAACAAGTAGAAACATTTTTGCGGAAATATGGCATCAATACCCCGATCCACAATTTTGAATTATATAAGCGGGCGTTTATTCACCGGTCGTATATCAAGCGCCCCCATTTGGAAAATGACAACAATAACATTGTAATTGTACCTAAACCCGACAATTGCATGCCTCTATTTACCAAATCAAATGAACGGTTGGAATTTATTGGGGACGGTGTTTTGGAATGCGTTACCAAGTACTATTTGTATCGTCGGTTTCCAAAGGAAAATGAAGGGTTTATGACCGAAAAAAAGATTGCACTCGTTAAGAATGAATCGATCGGTAGAATGGCACACGAAATGGGGTTATATAATTGGGTAGTATTATCAAAACATGCAGAGGGTAAGCAAATCCGCACCAATTTGAAGAAGCTCGGCTGTTTATTTGAAGCGTTTATCGGTGCGATGTTTTTGGATTTTAATCGCATTGAAGTGACGGATGAAGAGGGATGGTTTAAGAACGTGTTTGTGACGGGCCCTGGATTTCAAATGGCGCAAATATTTATCGAATCGGTATTTGAACAACACGTTGACTGGATAAGTTTAATTCGCAATGACGATAATTATAAGAATATTTTACAGGTGAAAATACAAAAGGAGTTTAAGGTGACGCCTGATTACTTGGAACTCTCGGTGCAAGACGGCGACGGCGGTTACAAAATGGGTGTATTCATGTGTTTGGGCCAATCTGTACACAATCTTACCCCAAATAAGGCGACCCCAATAACTCATTTCAACAATTACAATGATATACATCAATACATGTCGAAACAGGGTAAGGTCTTCATCTTTTTGGGTGAAGGCGCCCATAAAATTAAGAAAAAGGCGGAACAAATCGCGTGCGAAGAAGCCATCCGGCATTTGGAATCATTTTAATGGGAAGCAGTGTAAATATGTATTGAATTGATATAGATACAATCGAATATAATTATTAGTTATGCCAAACATATTTGCCGACCTGCACTCCGCTGGATATGTTGTACTTCCACAAAAAATTTCCGTTCCAAAAAGCATCGTACAAGAATGCCGTACATTGTTTGCAAACAAGAAGGTAACGTATACATTTAATGGACCGACAATCGAAACAAATGATAAAAAACGATACGTATCAAACATTGTTTCGACATCTCCGTTGCTACAAAAAATACACGATGTTTTGGTAAAAAATAGCGTCATTACAAATAATTTACAGTACGGATCTACGTCGGTATTTTTGTCAGTCGCCGGTTGTGCAGCTCAGCCGCCACATAGTGATTATCTTAAAACCGATGATTTTTTGGCATTGATTGAGCCCCCGAAATCGTTTGAAGAGTATGCAATCAAAAAGGGGGATTCTCTACTTTATACGAAAGATTCACAAAACATACATGTTAAGATTAATCAAGTCCACAAAGACGATTATCCAAATTTCTATTACACGATTATGTTACCAGATGGAAGCGAAAGACAAACCACATTTAAATATTTAGCTCCCAGTCCCGAGACATCACATATTGTGACGACCCGCCAACAAAAAATACCCATTATTGTGCTAACCGCCATTATGGATAATACGTGTATTGATGTGTGGGAAAATAGTCACAATTGGATGCGACTGAATGAGAACCAAAAATTCGACCCGCCGATAGTTAAGAAGACGGTCAACCTAAAAAAAGGGCAAATATGTGTGTTGCGCGGGGACACTATTCACGCTGGCGCTGCATATGCAGAAGAAAATATCCGTATTTATAGTTTTTATGATAGTTATGTGGTATTGCCCCCCAAAAATAAAGTGTATCTAATCGGCAACCAGACTGAATGGGAAAAAGAGGTTATTTCGTTGATTTGATGCGATAATCCAATTACAGGTTGATTGGTAGGTCATTGCGAATAAAGCGGCATTTGCCATCGCGAGACCATTCGACCTGAATTGTTTTTATTTCGACTCCCGCCTCAAATGCTTTTTTTACTGCGTGTTTATAAGTTAGATCTATGTTTGATGGTTGGAAACACATTACGTCTGGGCGTTGCACTACAAAACATAATATGGCGCGTTTGTCTGTTGTTTTTACTATTTCTTCTAATTCGGTAATATGTTTGAGAGCGCGCGGGCTGACTACATCTGTGCTATTTTTACGATATCCATCAGGGAAATAAGCAATCTTTTCATTGAATTTTTTATTTGCTATTTCTTCTGTGTATTTCTTGCGGTCCTTTTTGGGTACGTCCACATAATCTGCGAGTGGCACGCTCTTCACTTCCATGAAGAACTCGCGGCCGTCTTGGTCGATTCCATGAAAATCGAATCGCGATGTTAAAACGGTTACTTCTCGACGATACGATTGAATGTTTTGAAGGCCTAGTATGCAATTGTTGGTCAGCGCCGACTCAACTAGCGCCTCCCCCAACTTTGGGTTGACGCCAACGATAATTTCATTATCGGGAAACATGAGTTCCTTGTAAATGCTCAGGTCAATGCGATATTCGCATTTGTTTTTTGGACCGGTTGCACGTGACATTATCACACTTGATCCTTTTTCTACCAGACCACAGCACCCGAGCGATGGGCTGTGACCCAATGTTTCTTCGCTATTTATAATTACATCTGCAACATACGGCGTTTTGCAGATTTTTGACGGGCGTTTTACCACTTCGCCCTGCACGACATTTTCCAGCTCGTGTAGTATGATATTTTCCATATTATGTATTGTTATGTTGATTTCTATACAATTGTGATAGTAAGTAATTCAATTTTCTACATTATACAAATCATCAAAATAACAAAACCATGAATCTTATTTATAGAAAACAACTTAAATATAATATTATTTTATAAGATAATAATAATATTATAATAATACATAATATGCCAAAAACGGATATTGATTATTCTAACACGGTATTTTATAAAATTCAGTGTAAGAACCCAGATGTGAAAGATGTTTATATTGGTCATACCACAAACTTTGTGCAGCGTAAACATGCTCATAAACAAAATTGCATAAATGCAAAGTCTGTTAATTACAATTGTAAGGTGTATAATATTATACGTGAATTTGGTGGATGGACAAATTGGAAGATGGAAATAATCGCGTTTTGTGAATGTGTAGACCATTATGCTGCTCGAAAAATAGAACAGAAGTATTTTGAAGAATATAATGCAACATTGAATAGCATCGAACCGATGCCAAAACCAAAAGTGATACCACCGAAGGAGATCCAAATAAAACCAGAAAAGAAACAATTAAAATGTGAAACGTGTAACGTATGTTTTCAAACGAAAACCGCACATGATGTTCACAACCAAACAAATAAACATCTTAAGTTGGTTATGAAACAGTCAAATAATTGTGATAATACAAAAGAGTCTCAAAAAACCGCAAAGACATTTACATGTGAAAAATGCAACTTTGCATGCAGTAATAAATATGATTATAATAAACATATTGGGACACCTAAACATATTAGAGTACATGAAAATACGCAAACCGAGGCAAAGATATATGAGTGTGATAAATGTAACAACCAATATAAATTCCATTCTGGGCTATGGAAACACAAACAAACGTGCAAAATACAAGAATGTACGCAACCCATAACTACGATAGTTGAAGAAGTAACAGTAGCAACACTGTTAAAACAAAATGAAGATTTTAAAAACATCATGATAGAACAATATACACAACTACGAGAGTCAAATAAGCAAAATGTTGAATTGCAAAAGCAATTGGTCGATGCAGTTAATAAACTGGCAACCATGGCTACACGAACACCATGATAATCTGTCTATATACATTTCATTTCTGGTTCCCATTTATTATACCCCACATAAAAACATGAAATAAATTTGTTATGTATATGCGAAAAATCAGTTAAAATTATATTATTATATTATTATAATATAATGCCAAACGCCGAGACTGATTATTCAAATACGATATTTTACAAGATTCACTGTAAGAATCCAGATGTGAAAGATATTTACATTGGGCATACTACGAACTGTGTTCAACGCAAACGTGCACATAAATACAGCTGCATTTATGATAAATGTTCTAATTACAAGTGTAAGGTGTATAATGTTATACGCGAAAATGGCGGGTGGGAGAATTGGAAGATGGAAATAATTGCGTTTCACGAGTGTGAAGACCATTACGCCGCTAGAAAATTCGAACAACAATACTTTGAACAATACAACGCAACACTCAATAGTATAGAACCGCTCCCAAAACCAAAAACAATACCACTCCCAAAACCAAAAACAATACAACCACCCGACAACCCAGTAAAAACAGAAAATTTATGCCAACAAACACATCCCAATAATGCTGCAAAGTTTTCATGTACTACATGTGTCTATAATACTGATAACAAAAAGGATTATAATAAACATTTAATGACTGCAAAACATAAGAACCGAACAAATGTAACGGAACAATTACCGAAAAACCCACCACCAAAACTACCAAAATTATCAAAACCGCCAAAACCGCCAAAACCGCCAAAACAATATAACTGTAATTGCGGGAAAAAGTTCGGTGCAAGGAATTCATTATGGTATCATAAACAGAAATGCATTAAACAGCCAATCGCAGATGTAATAACAAGTACTGATGTTCCCCAAATAACGGTGGACTCTCATTCTGTTATTAAGATGTTGAAACAAAATGATGAATTCAAAACTATTATATTAGAACAATATGCACAACTACAAGCTGCCAATAAACAATATACTGAATTACAACGGATCTTAGTTGACGCAGTAACTAAAACTTAATACAAACGTAAGTATAATATCCCATCAATTATTTCCCACATTATAATATCCCATTCCCACATTATAATGTCCCACTTAATATATCCCACATAAAAAACATGAAATAAACTTGTTCGTGTGTTTTCAGAAAATGGACATTTTTAAAATGTCCATTTTTGGAAAGTGAGGCCACTTCTTTTTCCGAAATATATGAAAAATCAGTTTTGCAGCATAATGCTTTAAATCCCAAAAAAATAATTTCAGGTTGACTGCATACTTTTTTTTTGAAAAATCAACGTGGCAGGTTTAGGCGATTTTTATGTCACTATAAATAAAGGAAAAATAATGACAAAAGGTGTCACATTAGGACATAATAAATCACCCAATTATGAGTGTATAAAATGCAACTATAAATGCAGCAAGTTAAGTGAATGGAATCGCCATGAAATGACTCGTAAACATAAATTAGTGACATTTAGTGACGCAAAAATCGCCACTGCGCAACACGTTTGTGAATGTGGAAATACATATAAACATAGACAGGGTTTATCGTTTCATCGAAAAACATGTATAGAATCTCAACCCGAAAATGTAAAAGTTGCACATACAATGCATACCATAGCAGATTCGACCGACACGTCAGTTATAATTAAGCTGTTAAAACAAAACGACGAGTTCAAAACCATGATGGTAGATCAATATACACAACTACAAGAGTCAAATAAGCAAAATATAGAATTGCAAAAACAACTCGTCGATGCAGTAAAAAATAACCCCAATACGATTACTAATGTCACAAATAATACCACGAACAACAACCAAAAATTCAACCTGAATTTTTTCCTCAACGATACATGCAAAGACGCAATGAGCATTACAGATTTTCTCCGCAACCTGAATGTTCATATCGATGAGTTAGAATACATTGGCAATCACGGATATGTGAATGGCATGACCAAGATGATCATGACCCGCCTCAAAGACATGGACATTACTAAGCGCCCGATTCATTGTACAGACATCAAACGCGAAACCATGTATATCAAAGACGACGCCGGCTGGAGCAAAGATACAGACGAGCTGACAAAGCTGCGCAGAATATTGAGCAGGATATCCATGAATAACTACAGAACCGTGCCGGTATGGAGAACCGCGCACCCGGACTGCGAAGTGATGGAAACCCGAACATACGAATTCTGTTACAAAATGATGAAAGAGATTCTGGGCGATGTGGAAGAAGAGCAGATCAAACTAGATAACAAAATTATAAAAACTATTGCGAAGGAACTCTTCGTGCAGAAATAATCAGTTGCATGGTGTAAAATATGCTTTTCCATATTTTACATCGGTTTAGACACAAATACTTTATTTTCGACGGGTTGTTGTCATCTTACGTCGCGTCGTGGTTCGTTTCTTTTTGGGCGGTTTGGATGTTGATTTGCGTCTTAGTCGCTTTTTTGTGCGTTTACCACCCGCTTTCGGTTTCTCCCATACTCTAGTGCCTTCTCCTTCCACACCTGGGGGTGGCGGTTTAAAATAATACACTTGATTGTGTGTTCTTGATATATATGCTTTCCAGCCGGGAGGTAAATCTTTACTTGGTTCAACAAGACGTGGGTCGGCAGCTATACGAGCCAATTCTGCAATACGGGCCTCTTCTGTAACGTGAGCAGGTTCCTCTATACGAGCTTGTTTCGCTACGCCCGCAGATTCTTCTGCGCCAGCGAGTTTTGCATGATCAGCACGTCTCTTGACAGCAGTCCGCAGTTTGAGATTTTTCTCTTTTTCTTCACGAGCCTTTTCTACTTCTATGCGAGCCTTTTCTGCAATGCGAGCATGTTCCTTTGCAATGCTGGCATGCTTGTCTGCTGTACGAGCATGTTCCTCTGCAATGCGTGCCTCTTCTGCTGCAATAGCAGCGTCTTCCTTTACCATACGAGCAAGTGCAGTATCGCGATCCTCAACCTCTTCATCCATTTCTTCTTCGTCACTCTCTTCATCTTCAGTGATAAATCCTTCGGATGGTTCCGGCGATGTATCGTAATCATCTAACCACACATCATTTCGGGTTTCAATTGCTTTTTCTGCCCATTTACGTTTACTTCTTTTACGTTCTTGTCTTTTGTCAAAATCTGTTTTACGAATAAATTTCATTAAAGTTCCGTCTGGATTTATTCTCTTGCCCGATTCATTTACAAGTTCGTCATCACTATTCTCAATTTTAAAATACTTATTATTAATTGCGTCTTCCCTGGTGTAATAATAATATGTTAATCCATTTATGGTCTTGACAAATACTACTTGAGTTATTGATGGCAACATATCTCCAAATACTATATCATCCGCGTCAATATATCCAGAATCATCAGTTGCACTGGTTGCTGCAGCCGCTTCTGCAGGTTCGGTGGCACCGCTGGCTGCGCTGGTTTTTTTTGCAGTTCTTTTAGTATTACTCTTGGGTTTTACAGGTGTAATTGCTACAACAGCTACGGTTGATTTTGATCCATCATCCATTTTATTACGTATCCAAATCTTATCATTTACTCCCCATGTTTTATTAAGTTTTTTTAATGTAGAACTCAAATTTGCAGCCCATTCATAATGGTCCCAATTGCTAGGTAATCCATCTCTATTCTTTGCAATAGCAGGATCGTCTTTTACATCCGCCTTAATTTGGTCAAACACATCTTTATGTTTGTTAAATGATCTTTCATACGCTTTGAATTGTTGAGAACTTGGCACATATAATGTATATTCTTTCCCGTCCTTCGTATGAAAATCGCGTTGTTTGTAAGCTTTTTTAGTCTGCCATGCGGCTCCATATCCTGGACGTCTTATATCTGGTACATACGCCATTTACTTGTATATATATTAAACGAGAATATATACTTTCTAAATTTGTGTAAATTCAATATACACCATTAAATATTTAAAATGGGACGCCAGTTGGGCGTTCCACCATATATTCAATGGCAACGTTACCGATAAATCAATTAAAAGGCAAACCACCATAGGTGGGTTGTCCCATTTGACTACGTAGTCAATGTTCATCGGTGTAAACAATTATGCAATCATTTCCGGCAGTTTCATATCTCGTTATATGTATATAGAGTTGTATATGAGAATATTGTCCTGGAATATTTTAGCATCAGAATGGATAAAGAAATCATATTATAAAGATGCCGACCATGCCATGTTATTTAACCGACGTCAGCGATTTACAAAAATAACCGAACTAATACGTGAGGTGGACGCGGATATAGTCATGTTGCAAGAAGTCATGCCACAAGAACATAAAAAACTGATTGCAAATTTTGAAAAAGACTACATCATATCGGGATTAAACAAAATCGTATGGCAGTATAAAAGTGACAGTAAAAGTGGTAATGTTACAATGGTAAAGCGCAGTATGTTCGGTGACCACGATGTGAAACAGCATTCGAAAGATTATGGATTATACACGCAATGTATACACAACAATATCCACTATGATGTGTTTAATATACACCTCGACGACCTCTCGCGCAAAAAACGATATGACCAAATGGAAGAAGCATGTAACACGTGTCGAAGCAACAAATGTGTAAATATTATCGCGGGTGACTTTAATCAAGTATGCAGGGCGGGTAGTAAATTCTATGATATAGCCGGGTTCATGGTGCATAACAAATGTGCAACCTATTACAATGAACGCAACATGAACATCGATAATATACTGACACGCGGCACAAAAAAACAAATACCGTCCAAATGTTATGCTAGCCCGACGACATTCGACGAAGGAATCAAACTGTATGGGTCGGATCATTTGCCGGTAATCACGGATATTGCGGAACCGATGTAAACAACATTTTTCACATGTTGACGTATAACCACCTGTAAATATTTTGTAACAATATAATATATTTATAACGAATCATGAGTAATATATCCTATCGACGTTTAGACGAATTATTAGAAAAACGTCCGTTGCCGATCAAATTTGGTCAGGTAAAGTTGGGATTGGCCAAGCAAAAGGAAGATATTCGTGAACAAGGAGAACCTATCACAAATGCCGAGGGAGCAGAAATCAACGAACCGAAAGAATCAAAAGAATCGAGTGAACCAGCCATCGAAAAAGCAGGCATTGATGTCCCACAAATCGACGCTGCCAAACCCGGATTCAAGATAGTGGATAAGCGCAAAACCAGCATGATGGACCGATTGGCGGTATTGAAACGAATCCAAAATAAAGCGATGGGTGTGGTGGTCGACGAAATGGAAGATACAATGACCGAACAAGCATTGGCCGAACAAGCCGTCGCTGAACAAACAATGGTTATGCCGACTGCTATGCCTGATGCACAACCAACTGCATCAACAGTACCAGTATTGACAACAAAAATTGTGCGGCCAGTAAAACCACGTCCTGCTGTCACAAAAGCGGTCGATGCATCCAAATTGTTGATTGATGAGCCAGAAGAAGCGATTGGAGAGGCGCCAATAAAGAAGCCCCGAAAGTTGAAAATCACGAGTAAGCTAGGCGAGGCCGATCCTGCAGTGGTCGTAGATTTAACAACCGCAGTTATTCGCGAGCAAAAAGTCATTGATAGATTGCCCAAAGAACGCGAAAAAGTTATTGTAAAAGCCCCCAGTTATTACATGAACAACCGCAAAATGTTCGTACAAAAAATGGCAGAAATATTTGCACCGTATCAGGTAGAAATGCGCGATGCTGCAACAACGGTATCGTGTGATACCCAGGCAACCAGCAATACTTTCGATTTGTTGACACACCAAAAAATAGTGCGCGATTATTTAAATTTATACACGCCATACAGAGGGCTGTTATTATATCACGGGTTGGGGTCGGGCAAAACATGTACGTCGATTGCCATTGCCGAAGGTATGAAAAGTGATAAGCGCGTATTTGTAATGACACCTGCATCGCTGAAAATGAATTTTTTCAGTGAAATGAAGAAATGCGGTGATGAGTTGTACAAAAAGAACCAATTCTGGGAGTTTATTTCGATTGATGGCAACCCCACATATGTGGGCATATTAGCACGAGCACTGTCACTGTCGTCGCAATATATAATCGAGAACGGCGGAGCATGGTTAGTCAATATCAAGAAGGAATCGAATTACACGACCCTATCTGTTGCCCACCAAACCGCAGTAGACGACCAATTAAATGCGATGATTCGAAGCAAATATACGGATATTAACTATAATGCACCCAATCTTACAAAAATAATAAATCAAATGTCTAACAATATGACTGTAAATCCGTTCGACAATTCAGTCATTGTCATAGACGAAGCACATAATTTCGTGAGCCGCATTGTAAATAAAATAAAATCGCCAGATTCGATATCATACAAACTCTATCATTATTTGTTAAGCGCGTCCAATGCAAAAGTGGTGTTGTTAACTGGCACGCCGATCATCAACTACCCCAACGAAATCAGTATATTGTACAACATATTGCGTGGATACATAAAAACGTGGACGATTCCAGTGTCATGGGAGAAAACCGAAAAGTTGAACCGAGACACGATACTGACCATGTTGGATGATGCGAACCTAAAAACACACGATTATGTAAATTTTAGCGACAATAAACTGACGATTACGCGCAATCCATACGGGTTTGTTAATACAAAGAAACGCGGTGCATTAAAGGGAACAAAGAAGGTGCTTATTAAAATAAAAGGGGGTGCAAATAAGACACGCCGAAATCAATCCGGCGGGGACAGCGAAGCGTTTGAGAGATATAATGGCGTTCGGCTCGATGAAAGCGGGAATCTCACAGACGCCCAATTTTTAGAAAGCGTTTTGCGAGTATTGAAGAGTGCAAAAAATGGAATCGCGGTAAAAGAAGCAATGATTGAAGAGGTCAATAATAAGGCATTGCCGGATGACCGCGACGATTTCTTTAATGGATTCATAGATGTGGATAAGGGACAAACTAAAAACATCAATGTGTTTCAGCGACGCATATTAGGTTTGACATCGTATTTCCGCAGTGCACAAGAAGGATTACTGCCCGAGTTTGAGCTAACCGACGCGGGGGACACGTATCATGTAATAAAAACACCCATGACACCACATCAGTTCGGTATTTACGAAAAAATACGAAAAGAAGAGGCGGACCGCGAAAAGAAGTCTACAAAAATGAAGCGTATGCATCAAGGGAAGGCCGACGATTTATATAATGTTTCTTCCACGTATCGAATTTTTTCGCGTGCAGCGTGTAATTTTACTTTTCCACCCGGAATGGACAGACCTGTTCCTGGGCCACGTGCAGGAAAAGCGGAAGATGCGGAAATCGACGAAAATGCGATGGATAATATGGCGGCAGCTCAGCAAACAGATAATGATGATATGCAAGACATCCCCGACCAACCGAAAGAATTAGACGATACATACGCCAGACGAATCGACGCGGTTATGGAGCAGGTGAGCCGAAAAATAGACGGAACCGAAATAAGCGAGTACTTATCAAAAGACGCGCTGCCCGAATATAGCCCCAAGTTTGCAAAAATCCTAGAAAATATCATGGATCCCGCGAATGAAGGGTTGCATTTGCTGTACAGTCATTTCCGTACAATTGAGGGAATCGGTATCCTGAGATTAATTCTGTTGGCAAATGGAATGGCCGAATTCAAACTGAAACGCGAAGACGAAGAATGGGCATTGGATATTGCCGAAGAAGACATGGCAAAACCCAAATTCGTATTGTATACCGGAACAGAGACGCCGGAAGAAAAAGAAATAATACGCAATGTATACAATGGAACATGGGAATTTGTCCCCCAACCCATTGTAACCGAATTACGGAAATATGCCGAAAACAACATTTACGGAGACGTTATAAAAATGATCATGATTACATCGTCAGGTGCAGAAGGCATTAACCTGCGAAATACACGATATGTGCATATTGTAGAGCCATATTGGCACATGGTCCGTGTAGAACAGGTGGTCGGTCGTGCACGACGCATATGCAGTCATCAAGATTTACCTGAAGCCCTACGCACGGTAAAGGTCTTCTTATATGTATCTACATTGAGCGAGCAACAGAAAACCGACGAAAAGAACGTGGAGCTCCGTATTCGCGATATTAGTCGTGTAGATAGAAAGACGCCGATTACAACCGATGAGTCATTGTATGAAATTGCGAGTTCCAAACAACGAATCAACAACGAATTTTTGCGCGCAATAAAAGAGACGGCGGTGGATTGCAACATATACGCCGGATTAAAACAAGGTGCAAATACCGAACCGTATGTATGTTATGGGTATGGACTCGTTGAATCGAATAATTACTCGTCGTACCCATCGTTTGAAGTAGATGCCAATGTAAAAGAGGGGTTGGATGTTAAAACCGTCAACTGGAAGGGTGTGAAGAAGCTGGTGAATGGGGTCAATTATGCCATGAATCCAATGACAAATCAATTATATGATTTGGAAAGTTTTAAACGTGCACAACAAGGGCAAGGTCAGCCGATTTATGTGGGACAATATGCCCTACAAAATGGTGTAGCCACCATAGTCGCATAAAACAAATATAATCGCGATAGTTACGACAACATATCATGTATGAATGTAAAAATAATACATGATATAGACACTTTGTATAATCGCAGATTTGAAATGGTTTAGAATCTGCGACGCTGAACTACGATACCTTCCAAAGTATACCAATATTCATCGGCCATGTCAAATACTTTAAACGATGACCCATCATCAAATACTACCTCGATAGATGCATTCACCGTCTCGCCAGTGGCCGTAATCGTGTATGCACCGGTGGTATTTACTTTGCTGATTTTTTTATGTTCAATTGGCGCACTACCGTCCTTTGCAAATATTGTGCCTGCACTATCGGTGTAAATATTCATCGTAACGCCCGAATATAATCCGGTTCGCATAATATCTGTTATATCATTATTTAATTTAGAATAGTTGTTTGTATTGAGTTGTATTGCCATTATATACTAAATAATTATATATTATAATTATAAAATATAATTATGTCAATACTAGACAGGCATGTCCCTAAACCGTTCACTGTGGCTGATACACAGCATCTGTATATTCAACATAATTGGCTGAATATACACAATTAAACTAGACCAAACGCTTAGCATATACATTAACGGTCATGGCATATGTACACTGCATGGTATTATTTGCACGTACTAATATTGTTTACATGTTTTTAATGAACGCGCCGCAAAAATATACATTGTGCGTTCAAAATTCCGGAAAATACATTTAATCGAATAAAATATAAAAACAAACGCACTAATATGTTATTATACCAGTTCGGCCAAAATGAATGAAGAAAATAATGTAATGACAATAAAAACGGTGCAGATTCAGCCAATTCGCAATATGATCACTGCAATCAAGGATATTTTAACCGATGCGACAATTACGTTCACCAAAGACGGAATGAAGATTATCAACTTCGATAAAACCCATACTATTTTAGTGAATGTGACGCTCAATTCATATAAATTTGAGCAGTATGATTGTGAACCAGAAAAAATCATTGTATGCGCAAATACACTACATCTGTTTAAGGTTATTTCAACCATGTCCAATGACGACACATTGTCCATGTATATTGACAAGGCCGACTACCACGACGGCGTTGTTTCCCATTTGGGTCTACAATACGACAATGGCGATATTAAGCAATGTTATAGCCAGAAGTTGCGATTAATCGACCCGGATATGGAGGAGCTAATCGTACCGGATGTGGAATATTCGACCATTATTAATTTGCCGACAACCGACTTTCAAAAGATTATTCGCGACCTGAATGGAATATCCGATAGAATCGAGATTAAGTCGGTCGGCAATGATTTGATATTCTCATGTGAAGGAAATTTCGCCAGTTCCAAAATATATCGGTCGGAGTCTGGCGGGAATATGGAGTTCATTCAAAAGAAGGACGCGTCGGTCGTTATTCAGGGTGAGTTTTCGCTAAAGAGCTTGAGCCATTTTATTAAATGCACGCCGTTATGTACCCATTTAGAGATGTATTTGGGCAACGATTTGCCACTTATTGTGAAATATGACGTGGCGTCGTTGGGGTCAATTATGTTATGTTTGGCGCCATTGCCACCTGCATAAAGAATGACCATAACCATAACATGTAATACATAAGAAAAAATGTAAAAAATTGAAATAAGTATTTATTACAATTTTTTATGCATCCAACTAACAACAACATTAATAATAGTAACAATACAATGAGTGATATCGAATCCAAACAGTTTCTGTCGTCTGCATATGAGTTTATTAACGCCCATCCGCTGAAAAAATATATTATCAAAAATTACAACCGTGCTGCCTACATGGACAATTCATACCGCACATGCTATACGCATTGGACAGATGACCGAAGTTTTAGTGAAAATGAAAAAAATGCGTTTTCGGCGATGTTTACATTCATTATCGAAAAATATGATTCCGGAGCATCATTTACATGTGCGAACTGGGCGATTGAAGACATGGTCAACACGCATTTTGAATGGGAGACCGGTATAGGTAATGGCAATCCGTATTCCCAATATGACCAACCGACCCAAAAATAAATAAATAAATCAAAACTCGCTAGCAATAAAAAACATTAGTACATCACCCCCCCAGTGCTAGTGCTAATGTTTTTTATTGTTTTTGTAATGACCCCACCACCCACTATTTTGTCCCGCTACATCCCTGACTCTGGTCAAAGTGCGCCTTTGCGCGCAAGAACTCAATGCCGGTACCAGGCGCATACATGACATCGTCATATGCCAGCCGGTATCTGTCAATAATCAACACGAGTTTGTTGTATAAATCGGTTGCGTGTGCTATAGATGATACTTCGATCGCATTGCATGGCCCTCCATAATCAATAAGTCGCTGACGACATATTGATTGCGCATCGTTTAACAGTTGACGTGTTATCGGCGTGTCTGTTAAAACCGGCAATTGTCCATACAAATAATACCGGCCTTTTGCCCATGGCTGACATGAATTTTTCTCGTATTCTGCCAATACACTGAGGTCTAAATCGATAAAATACGCACGGTGCCGCTTCGTGAATACAATCAGGTCCTGTAATGTAGGGTTTTCTGGGTTCAGCACGTAATAATTTATACCGGTAAATTCGCTCATTGTTGTAAAAGATGATTGTACTATATGATCCGCATATTTGTCAATTTTTTAGCGACCTATCCGCATTCTTACCATTTATGTTGCAATAAGCGCTTATAATATAAGTCGCAATCATGATCACTTGGTCGCCAACATTGAAATAATGTAAAATCGTACCAATGAAATTGACTATAGTCATTAAAGATAGAATACGAATCCTCAAATAGTCGCACTGTTTTTCCCACGTGATGATATTTGTACATTGGAAAAGCAGTAACAATATCCCGATCATTTGTAACACGATAATGAGTAAGGTTCGTCTTCTCATCGAATGCTTTTTTCCACTCGGCGTTTCCTATTCGTGGACTGGCGAATGATACTACTGTTATTTTGGTTTCTAGCTCACATGACAGCATAAATCCACATAATGTGGCGAGCGCTGCACCTGCACTATGGCCCGTTACATATAATGAAAAATCCGGATTCTCATCGAGCAACTGTTTTACCTTGGCAAGTAAGTTATCATAGACGCCGTTTGTATGTAATTGCTTATAAAATCCACTATGAACCCAAATATCGCCTTTCAAATTGTGTTTTTTTATTTGTAAATCGTAGAACCAGTCCTTCGATGATTCGCTTCCACGGAAAACAATGCAAATACGTTTATCGGCAGAATTTAATGTAACGCCCACTTGAACGTCGGTATCGGGGTCGCTTATAAATGTGCAGACCTTTCCAGTTGACGCATTCGATGCAATCTCGAGTAATGCGGCTTTACGAGCGTCACTTAGGCCGAGCGAATCCAGCTTGCCGTTTGCCTTGATTTTGGATACAAATGTTTCGACAGTTTCGTTCTCGTCTTCGGGTGTGAATGTTTTCCCGTAATTGTACACCAACATCGTAATGCGAAGTAAATCTAACACGTCACTGTGGGGTATGATATTCGAAACAATATGCGTGAGTTCCGTCGACATGATGATATACATTAGATACAGCAAAAAATGACTAAACTTCAAACTAATTACGTGTGTCGAGTTACTACATTACAGTGCAAATTAAATGGTCACGGTCTTACCGTTCTGTATTGTCACAGTACCCATTATATGTGTTGGACTAACATTTTGAATGGTCGTATATACGACGGCTACGTTTTGTTGGGATTTATATCTGGAATGTTGTTTGCATAGAATGGCGCCCTGTTTTACAATATACATGGTCTGTTTTTTGTCAAATTTAATATCTGCCGGCATGGATGCAATTACATGACACGATGAATGGTCTTCAATGTGAAACCACAAATCTGCGGCCTTCGCCTCGTTGATCGCTTCAATATTTTCGACCGCATTTTGACCAATCGTGAAGCCAATTTCGAGACCGAGTGGGGCAATATATCGAGTTTCGTGTTTCATTTTATGTGTAGTTTGTGAATTATTTTATAATTCATAAAATATCAATTTTCTCGCAGCCATTTACTTGATGCTGACCTAAAATTCAGGTTCGTGCTTTTTAAATAAGCACCCCTGTTTCAATAAATTAGGTATAGATATAATACTGTTTGGGTCTTGCAATTTCGTGTTCGACAGCCAAATCTTAATAATACAAAAGTTTTTTTTTGGTGAAATGGTGATACCATTTACATACGTACTATGCTCGCTCTTTACACAGAGCGATTCGCCACATAACCCGAAAAACAGGTTCTTCCATACTTCAGGCACGTGCTTGTTGCTTACTTTGTAAGAAAAACACCCCCCGTTTCGGTTTTTGGGGTCTTCCCACATGGGCGTAATCCCATCCCGCATCACAAAAAGCATACAGTTACGAACAACATGTTCGTGTAGTTGGTTATTCAGTGCAATAACCGATTCAACACTGTCGATATTGCCCATCAAAACCGTATAACTGGATAAATCCCAGTTCTTATTTTCTGGTAAATGGTAATACATATTCCATTTATCATTCAAAGAATGTAATTGGGTAGGAATACTCACTGTATCCATAGTGATTACGCCCGTATATTATATTGAGAAAAATCTTTATACCCTTTCATGATACATTATCCATTACTTTGCATATTGTTTTATGGCATAATCTTTCTGGTTGAGTAAAATATAATCGCCAGGTTTCAATTTAAACATATTAATATTGCTATCCATAATATCTACTACATATTCATTTGTAAACTGAATGTCGACGTTATGATAATCGAAATATCGCTTAAAAAACGTCTTCGAAAATAGTTCATTGTTGACATACATCCACGATTTTTCCACGTCGATATTATATTTCTTTCGATTCAACGTGAGTGTTACGGATAAAAATGCGACTTTTGAAGGACGGTTGAAATCGTCAACCAAACATAATTGAGCGAGTTCGGCGGACTGGACCCGTATTACAGAAATTTCATTCAACCTTGCATATAATAGTTTCTCATTATGTATACAATTCAACTTTATTTTACTTAATGAAAACGCAGTTTCATTGAATTTGCGAATAAATGTGTACATGCTAGAGAGCGCATTGTCGTCATAAATAAACGTGTAAGAATCGAGGTTGTGTAATCTATAAGATGGTTGCTCAATCCCCGTCATCAATAAATGGTTTTGCGATATCCAGATGGGATGAAAGGGCTCAATGCGTTGGTTCCAGTATGTGGCAATCGTCCATCTGTACCCGTAACTACATATATCTATGCTGTAGGTCATGTATGGGTGACATAAATATACAGACGTCGCTGCCCGTGTGAATTTGTTTTTTAATGCACTATATCGGGTAAGTGCAGTGAGCGCATACGAATTTACGGTTGGTTGACAATGCTTCTCATAAATATTGGTGAATAATTCCATGCAATCTTCTGGCTGGATATTTGCGATTACCAGGGCACCGCAACCCGTTGTATATATAGCTATTAAAAACCAGTAAAATGGGTCCATTTAATAATTTATGTATGCATATTTTTATATAGGTTCTCCATTACAATTGTTCATTTGAATAAATATTGAACAATAAATTATATATGTATTATAAGTTACGTCAACCATGTCGCCGCCAAAATGCCAAAACGGGCTGTTTATTTTTCATCGCGATTTTCGCATAAAAGACAATGTTGGTTTGATCGAAGCGTGTAAGCGCAGTAAGCATCTATATACATGTTTTATTTTTACTCCAGAGCAAGTAAGCGACCAAAATGCATACCGTTCTCAAAATGCCATACAGTTTATGATAGAAAGTTTAGTTGAATTACGCCAAAACGTCCACGAAGCGGGAGGAACGTTGATTACCATGTATGGTTCTCATGATACTACAATAAAATATTTAGTAGATGAACTGGATATAGATTGTGTGTATTTTAACAAGGATTATACGCCCTATGCGGTTGAACGTGATAACCAGGTTCTCCAATTATGTGAAAAAAAAGGAATAGGATGTGAATATTTTGAAGACTACTACTTATATCCGCCGGGTACAGTGAACACTGGTTCTGGAATGCCATACAAAAAATACACCCCTTTTTATGACGCAGTATTGAACACACATGTACAGCCTGTATCAAAGTATGTGTGTTCCAATCTCGCACGAATGAGCGGGCCAATGTTGGATAATTTGAAACACACAATTGGTCTCGACGTGGCGCATCGTAAATATGCGAGCAACAATGAAAATATATTGGTACATGGAGGAAGAACACATGCTTTAATCAAATTAAAAAATGGATTACGAGAACAAGCAAACTACGACGAAGAACGCGATTTCTTTT